GTGATGCCCGCATGCCCCTGTTTAGTGATCGCAATAGCACAACAACTAACGGTGGTGGGTTGGGTAGTGGTATTAAATAACTTTTTATTAATTAGGAGATTTAAATGGCTTATCCAACCGTTTCAGCTCCCTACGGCCTAGTTGCAATTAACCGTGTAGACGGTATGCCATATGCAGGTGCGATTCGTCAATTACCGATCGCTTCTACATTGGCTACTGCTATCTACGATGGTGACGTTGTTAACATTGCTGCAGGCGGCACAATTCAAAAATCGACTGTAACTGTTGACTCTACTACAGCTGCTGCAAACTACACTTCTGGTGTGTTTGTTGGTTGTCAGTACGTTAATACGCAAGGTCAAACTGTACAAGCTCAGTACTACCCCGGTAATGCTGCTGCTACTTCAGCTGTTGCTTATGTAGTTGACGATCCTTTGGCATTGTTCAAAGTTGCTGTTACTTACTCTGGCAATGCTACTGTAACTACAGTTAACCAAAGCGCTATCGGCACTAACATGTCAATTCGTCAAGGTACAGGCAGCACCACTACTGGTGACTCTGCTGTTTCTGTTTATGCAACCAATGCTCAAGGTAACGCTGCTGCTCTGCCAGTTCGTGTTATCGCTGTGGTCCCTGAGACTGCTGCTAGCGCTGGTAACTACACAGAAGTACTGGTTAAGATTAACAACCATCAGTACAACGTAGCTTCTGCGTTGAACTACACAGCTTAAGGAGCTATAAATGGCTATTTCACGCGCACAACTACTTAAAGAGTTGCTCCCGGGCTTGAACGCATTGTTTGGATTAGAGTACAAGCGTTACGGCGAAGAGCATAAAGAGATCTACGAAACAGAGAAATCTGAGCGTAGCTTTGAAGAAGAGACAAAACTGTCTGGTTTCTCTGCTGCACCTGTTAAGAACGAAGGCTCTGCCATCGCTTACGACAATTCACAAGAAGCATTTACAGCTCGTTACAACCACGAAACAATCGCTTTGGGCTTCTCAGTAACTGAAGAAGCTATTGAAGATAACTTGTATGACTCATTGTCTGCTCGTTATACCAAAGCATTAGCTCGTGCAATGGCATACACCAAGCAAGTTAAAGCTGCTTCTGTATTGAACAATGGTTTCACTAACTCTGCCCAATATTACGGCGGCGATGGCGTTCCACTTTTCTCTACCGCACATCCTTTAGTTTCTGGCGGTACTAACAGCAACACATTCACAACTCAAGCTGACTTGAACGAAACTTCATTGGAAAATGCAGTTATTCAGATCGCTGCTTGGGTTGACGAACGTGGTCTGTTGATCGCTGCTATGCCACGTAAATTGGTTATCCCACCAGCACTGCAATTCGTTGCAACCCGCTTGTTGGAAACTAACTTGCGCGTAGGTACAAACGACAACGACATCAACGCGTTGAAGAACAACGGTTCTATCCCAGAAGGTTACGCAATTAACCACTATCTGACTGATACAAACGGTTGGTTCTTGACAACTGATGTACCTAACGGCATGAAACACTTTGAGCGTATGCCTTTGGCTAACTCTATGGACGGCGACTTTGATACTGGTAACGTACGTTACAAGTCTCGTGAGCGTTATTCATTCGGCTGGTCAGATCCACTCGGAATGTTTGGTTCACAAGGCGCTTAATAAGCCTTTGTATGTAGAAACCCCGCTCACAAGGCGGGGTTTTTCTTTTCCTCGTAGTGGTGTATTCGGTGGCAATTAGCACATAAAACTATGCACTTTTTAGATTCTTTCATAGCTGCTGTATAGCGCCCGTCACCGACTAATTTGCTGACTAAGTTTTCTTTTTCACTTGGGTCTGTATGGTGAAAATCTAAAGCAGCTGTGTGGGAAAAACCACATTTACTACAGCATAGTGTAGCTTTAAATACAACCCATTTAGCTTTTGATACTGCTCTATTTGTTTTTGACAAAGCTCTGTGTTTGTCTTTATTTTTTGAATAATACGTTCGGCTGTAACCAGCTTGTTTTTCTTTTTTGACTTTTGGGTCTTTATACGGCATCGCCAAGACGATACGTTTTTATGGGTTCGTGGCTCTTTAAATCTACGTTACATGCCCATTTAACTGCTTCTTCTGCCGTTAACCCCATGCGCAAACATACTTCTGCTGCCATAGCCCCAGAGCCAATAGCCATAAAGGTTTTAGCCCTCTCCCACTCAAGATCATCGCCACAATAAAACAAACCTTCTTTGGTTAATTTAATAAAAGAACTGTCGGCTTTGAGCTTTGGTTTTGTCTTGCTTTTCTTGTTGATATAGTCAACAACCTTTTCGCAGTCGCTCCAATTACCAGCCACGCCTAACCAACCACCATCTATCGGTACAATTTTTTCATCAAAGTACTTTATGCCAGTGTCATCGTCCGAAAACTGGCTATCTGATACCAATATTTTTTTAGCCCAGTCACCTACGATTGTCGTCATTTGGTAGCCATCATATACAGACCCACATTAGCGCCAGCATAGCAAGCGTAACAAATACACATAGGCAAGTTATCTTTGAATCCTTGTTCGATTGCGATATACGCATAAATTAATCCTGTAACAATAATTAGCCAAGAGCTCATAGTCCCCCCTTTTTTTACATTCTAACCAAAAAAGTATTACACATCATTAAAAATGTAGTAAACTTGCTGAAACTAGGTGAATGGCTTATCAAACTGCCCTAGCAGACGCATACACGATTGATAAGCTGAACTTTGTATGTAAGGACAATTTATTATGGCATTAGCAACTACCCAAGCAATTTGGCGTTCCGGTGGCGGCGATCAAACTCGTACCGCAAACTGTGGCTCTATGGACATGTATGTCCCATTCTATATCGCTAACGTGGCAGCAACTGCAAACGTAACTAACGTTTCTGGTGGTTCCGCTTTAGTTCTTCCAGCTAACGCTGTTGTTGTAGCCGTAAACATTACTGCTACTGGCACTGGTGCTGTTGACTTAGGGTTTACCCCACTAATCGGTGTAGGTCCCGGTCAAACAACTACTTTAGGCACAAACGTACCGCAGGCGTACTTAGCTAATGCTTCTACAGCCACTCGCGTGTCTGTAACTGTTGGTGGTACAGGTGGTGGCGCTTCTTTAGGTAACGTATCTAACTCAACTAATTTAGTTGTTGTTACATCTAAAGCAAACGGTGTAGCTTCTGGTACTGTAACTGGTAGCATCAGATACTACGTTTACGACACAGCCGTACAAAACGTCTAATTAATCAGGGGGTTACGGCCCCCGTTTAACCTTATTGGAGATTAATTATGATGCAAACTGACGTAAAAACCTCACACTTAAACGGTACGGGGTTTTTGTATATAGGTAGAACACGCCTAAAACAACTTATGTATTTAGGTACAGGTACTGCTGGCGGTATTATCTATTTTGACACTGCTGTAGCCCCTGTTTCTATTACGTATGGTAGATCTGGAACAACAATTACAGTTACCCATACAGCACATGGTTTTAAAGTTGGGCAAAACGTAGGAATAGATTTTGCTGCTGGTACAGGCGGAACCGCTACTGATGGTAATTATAAAATCGTTACTGTACCGACTGTAGATACATACACCATTACAGACATAAACTCAGGTTCTATTACTGCTGGTGCTACTGCTATTGAAGCTGCTGGATGGTTAGCTGCGTTTGATACAAGTACTGCTGTTCAACCATTTCAAGTGTTGTTACCGGGCGAAGGCGTAATTGCGCAAAACGGCATTTACGCTTATTGCACAAATATTAACTTTACTTCTGTTTCTTATGGCTAAGACCCCAGCATGGACTCGCAAGGAAGGCAAAAATCCGAATGGTGGGTTGAATGCCAAAGGCCGAGCTTCGTACAACAAGGCGAACCCGGGGAAACCGGGTTTAAAAGCCCCTCAGCCCGAGGGTGGATCGCGCAAGAAATCTTTTTGTGCAAGAATGGAAGGTATGAAAAAGAAACTCACATCGTCCAAAACTGCTAAAGATCCAGATAGTAGAATTAACAAATCTTTACGTGCGTGGAAATGCTAAATGACTTTAGATGATCAAACAAAGCTAGAGTTAATTCAACTAGTTAAAGATGCGGTAAGTGAAGCAGTTGAAGCACATCCACTAAGTTCTGAAGAAGTGCATTGGGTGCGTATGGCGATTCAAGCAGAAGCTGAGCGTGCAAGTTTACGTAAAGCTATTATTGAGAAGTCTTTAGCAGGCTTAGTTTGGACAGCACTTGCTACTGGCGGTATGTATATAGTGAACTTTTTTATGAACCATTGGAAGTAAAATGCCAAGTGTAAGTAAGAAACAAGCCCACCTGATGGCTGCAGTTGCGCATAACCCCGCATTTGCTAAGAAGGTAGGAATTCCACAGTCCGTGGGGCAGGATTTTAATCAGGCCGATAAAGGCCGTAAATTTAGGAGTGGTGGCATGGCTAAGGCTAATTTAAAAAAACTTTTCAAAGGCAAAGAATCTTTTAAAGAAGAACTTGCTGAAGGCAACGCAATTAAATCAGGCAAGATTTCTCCTATGCAGTATGCTAAAGGTGAAGAAGGCGAAAAGAAAATGAAAAAAGGCGGCATGGCTAAGTGTATGGCTAGCGGTGGTTTTGTTCGTTCCGCTGACGGTATTGCTGTTAAAGGCAAGACTAAAGGAAAGATCTGCTAAATGAAAGTTTCTCGTGGAATGGGTGACATCATGCCTAGCAAAATGCCTAAAGGGGTTAAAAAAGCCCGTAGGGATAATACCGATTTCACGCAGTTTGCTAAGGGTGGCAAAGTAAGCAATAACGTTACTACAACTAAAGGCGGCACAGCCGCTGCTATGGCTAAGAAACTACTGGCTAAACCCGGTTCATTAACTGCCTCTGATATGTATTCTGCTGGGGGCAAGACTAAAAAGGTTAGAAAGTAATGGCTACTAAGAATTGGATTGCTGGCGCTATTAAAAAGCCCGGTGCTTTACGTGCTGAGCTTGGGGCTAAACCCGGAAAACCTATTCCGTCAGCTAAATTAGCTGCAGCTGCAAAGAAGCCCGGCAAGGTGGGAAAGCGGGCTAGACTGGCGGAAACCTTAAAAGGACTTAAAAAATGAGTGATGATGTAGAACGCTTAGGCAAACACGTTCCTTTAAAAGCTCGTCAAGTACAACAAGGTTTGTATGGGGCTTCAAGCAAACTTCCTGATGCTTTAGAAAAAGCAGCTATGGCTCGTGGTAAAAATCCAGATTTTAGCGGTGCGTCTGATGTTACATACCCACTAGATAATCCAAGTGACATGGCTAAAAAAAGGGTTAAAGAAGGTACGGAACGCATTAGTGATGTGGCTGATGAGTATCAAAGAGAATCTACTCGTGGTATAAAGCCTATGAAAAAAGGCGGTAAGGTATCATCTGCCTCAAGCCGTGCAGATGGTTGCGCGGTTAAAGGTAAAACTAAAGGACGCTACATATAATGAACTTCGCCGTTAGTTGGTTGTTTAACTTATTTAAAAAGCCGGAAGTAGAAGTGCAGTTTGACTTTACTCCGGTAGAACCTGCGCTTAAAAAGAAGCCTGCAGTTAAAAAACCTGTTGCTACAAAAGTAGCAACTAAAAAAACCGTAGCCAAAAAGAAAACTAAGGCAAAGAAATGACCGTAGTTTCACAAGCAGACTTTAATCTAGACCTTTCCGAAATAGTCGAAGAGTCTTTTGAGCGTTGTGGTTCAGAGTTACGCACAGGGTATGACTTACGTACTGCGCGCCGCTCCCTCAACCTACTGTTTGCAGATTGGGCTAACCGTGGTATTAACATGTGGACGATTGAGCAAGGCTCGATCCCCATGATTCAAGGCGTAAACACGTATGACTTACCGAATGACACTGTTGATTTACTAGAGCACGTTGTTCGCACTAACCCGGGTGTTCAGAATACACAGGCAGACTTAACCATAACGCGTATCTCTGTCTCAACATACGCTACTATCCCAAACAAGTTGCAGCAAGCTAGACCAATCCAAGTATGGGTGAATCGTCAGTCTGGAGCAGTATATGATGGTACAAGCTCTTCTACGCCCCCTGCAGGCTCTGATAATCCTAAGATAGTAGTCTGGCCTACCCCAGACCAAGGAACAGCCCAAGACCCGTATTACACGTTTGTGTACTGGCGGATGCGTCGTGTTCACAATGCTGGCGATGGTTCTAATACAATGGACATCCCGTTCCGCTTCTTGCCTTGTCTAGTAGCTGGTTTGGCATATTACATGGCGTTAAAGATTCCGGGGGCTGATGCTCGCTTACCGATATTAAAGCAACAGTATGATGAGACTTGGACAAATGCAGCGGCAGAAGACGTAGATAAGTCGGCTATTCGCTTTGTGCCACGTCGTATGTATATTACCTAGGAGTAGGCTGTGGCAAACCAGTTCGCTTCAGGTAAATGGGCAATATCGCAGTGCGATCGCTGCGGGTTTCGGTTTAAGTTAAAGGTCTTAAGAACAGAAGTTATTAAGACCAAAAAGTACGATTTAATGGTGTGCCCTACTTGTTGGGACCCAGATCAGCCGCAGTTGCAGTTAGGTATGTACCCTGTTGACGATCCGCAAGCACTGCGCAATCCAAGACCAGATAATACGTACTACCAAGCTGGTTATACAGGCTTGCAGTTGAATCAAAACGATGGCGCCGCCCTAGATGGGTTTGGCGATCCAACGCAGGGTAGTAGGGTGTTTCAATGGGCGTGGGGCCCAGTTGGTGGTGCTAGTAGTTTTGATAGCGTTTTAACACCAAATTACTTGATTGCAGTAGGACAAGTAGGTACAGTATCAGTATCTACAACATAGGAGAAGCAACATGACTTTCAAATCAGGCGCAGACGGCGTTACCCAAAAAGGTAAAACCAAAGGCAAAAATCTAGGGGACTCAGGCCCAAGCATCGGTATTCAAACTGGCGCTAAAGGTAAAGGCGGTAAGTCTGTTACCAATGATTCTTTAAAATCTATGGGTCGTAACTTAGCCCGTGTAGCTAACCAAAGAGGTCGTTAATCATGGCTATCGAAAACAAACCTGCAGAAAAATATGCTAAGAACGGTACTTCCGTTGCTGATGGCATGAGTGGCGTTG